AATGAGGATGGCGAATGATCAGACAGATAGCGGAGAGTTTTTATATCATAGTGCTTGTAATGATTGTGGCAGCTCTGACGCTCGGGCTGTCTATTCTTCAGGTAGTTCATTTTGCTTTGCCTGCTCTAAGTGGAGCAAGGAAGAGGGCGGTGACGAAAGCGTCCGACCTGCTCGCAAAGGCAAGCCAATGGGCTTACTGAGCTATGAGTACCAAGGATTAAACAAACGCAAGATACCCGAGAACATTGCCAAGCAGTTTCGATACGGCTTAGGCTACGACAGCTCAGGTATTTTGTGTCAGGTAGCCAATTACTTCAACAAAGACAAGGAGATCGTAGCCCAAAAGTTGCGATACCCAGACAAGACATTCAAGTTCATTGGCGAGTCCAAAGAGGCTATGATGTTCGGTCAGCAACTTTGGGGTAATTCAGGCAAGAAGATTGTGATTACTGAGGGCGAGATAGATTGCTTGTCAGTAGCCACAGCCTTTGATGGCAAGTACCCAGTGGTCAGCGTCAAGGGCGGTAGCGGGGCTGCTAAGAAAGAAATTTCTCAGCACCTAGCGTGGCTGTCAGGATACGAAGAAATCTACTTATGGTTTGACAACGACGAACCTGGTAGGAAAGCAGTTTCAGATTGTGTAAACATTCTGCCTGTTGACAAAGTGCGTATCATTCGCCATGCTGACTACAAAGACGCTAACGAGGTACTGGTGTACAAGGGTAAGGCTGGTGTCGTAAATACATTTTACAACGCCGAGAAGTACAAGCCCGATGATATCGTAACGCCTGCTGATCTTTTGGATACAGTAGCCGAGCCGATCGAAGTAGGCTTTGCTTACTATTACAACAAGCTTACAAAGCTCTTGTATGGTCGCAGGTTCGGTGAGGTTGTGACGGTGGGTGCTGGCGTGAGTATTGGTAAGACAGACTTTGTAATGAGTCAGCTTGCCTTTGACTTGAAGCAAGGATGGAAAGTAGCAACATTCATGCTGGAGCAAAGCACCAAGGAGACATTGCTAAGGGCTGCGGGTAAGATTGATGGGTGTCACTACCACTTACCCAACGCCAACATAAACAAAGAACAGTTACTAAAAACTGTCGAGAGTTTTCAAGATCAGTTGTTCATGTTCGATAATTTCGGCAGTAATGACTGGACTACAATCAGTGACAAGATACGGTATATGTTCCACAACTACGGTTGTCGCATATTCTATATCGATAACTTGACTGCACTGAATGCCCACGCACAGGATGAGAGACGTAATCTCGACGCGCTGATGGCAGAGGTTGCAGGGATAGCAAGGGAGCTTGACATTTGGGTACTACTCGTATCTCACTTGAATCCTCCAAAATCAGGCGCTAGTCACGAAGCTGGTGGAAAGACCGAACAGGCTCAATTCACAGGCTCGAGGGCTATTATGAGATGGTCATACGCGATGTTTGGTATTGAACGTAATACACTACATGAGGACGAAGCAGAGCGTAACAAGGGCTTGGTTCGTATCCTAAAGGATAGATTCAGTGGTAGTGCTACAGGACGTACAGTAGGCTTCAGGTATGATCGAGACACAGGCATTGTTCACGAGATGGATGATGACTTTGAGATTGAGCAGACAGGAGCAACTAATGACAACGATTTTTGATATTGAAACGAATGGACTTTATGACAAAGCTACAAAGATTCATTGCATTTCTATTAAGGTTGATGCTGCCCCCACCGAAGTTTACGCCTCCCTACCCGTGGGAAAGGTCGCAGGAACAATCGAGCAAGGGCTAGAGATTCTGTCCAAGGCTGACCTATTGGTCGGTCACAACATTGTAAACTTTGACATCCCCGTGATACTGAAGCTCTACCCTGAGTGGACGTACAACGGGCGTGTCGATACCCTAATCCTTAGTAGATTGGTATACCCAAATATATCACTTACTGACGCTAATAGGAAATCGATTCCACCTAAACTAAAGGGGAGTCATAGCCTGAAAGCTTGGGGGTATCGGCTACGCAAGTACAAAGGCGAGTTTGGTTCTGAAGAGAATCAGTGGGATACCCTGACCCCTGAGATGGTTGAGTACTGTCGGCAGGACGCAGAGGTTACCCACGCCTTGTATGAGAAGTTGCAAAAAGCTAATACACCAGCCGAAGCCGTTTGGCTTGAGCAAGAGTTTGCCAAGATTATTGGTAGGCAGGAGCGGTATGGTGTGTGGTTTGATTTGGACAAGGCTAAGAAGTTACACGTTGAGTTGCTTGGCGAGGTGGAGAGGGCAGAGGAAGAGCTGTTCAGGGTGTTTACACCATTGAAGCAGTGGACACCTAAAGACTACCCATTGAAGCCCTACAAGCAGGACGGGAGCAAGTCGCAGACGCTTTTGAACCAAGAGCTTCTAGGCTGCCATAGGAATAGCAAAGGTGAGTGGGGTTACTTCAAGGAGATTTATTTCAACCCTAGTAGCAGACAGCACATTGCCTTGTGGCTTAAGACGGTGTACAAGTGGAAGCCGACCGAACACACAGAGACTGGGCAACCAGTTATCAACGAATCGGTTCTCGAGAAGCTTGACTTCCCAGAGGGCAAAATCCTGGCTCACTACTTCAACGTGACCAAGATGATCGGTCAGTTGGCAGAGGGCAAGAATGCTTGGCTTAAGATGGTTGGGGACGACCAGCGGATTCATGGCAGGGTAAATACATTAGGTGCGGTATCTCGCAGATGCACACATAGTAACCCTAATATGGCTCAGGTTCCAAGCTCACGTGCTTACAAAGGGCACGAGGCTAGGGAGTTGTTTGGAGTACCCAAGGGCAAGAAGCTGGTCGGCTGTGATGCTGATGGCTTGGAGCTACGGACACTGTCACATTTTATGGCTAGGTTCGATGGCGGTCAATACGCAACGGCTGTGGATGAGGGCAAGAAAGAGGATGGCACAGACATTCACACCCTTAACCAGAAGTCAGCAGGCTTGCCTACGAGGGATGCTGCTAAGACCTTTATCTACGCTTTCTTGTATGGCGCAGGTGATGGCAAGATCGGTGAGATTGTGGGCGGTAGTGCAAATGAGGGCAAGAAGCTTAAGGATAAATTCTTTAAGAAGTTGCCTGCTATTAAAAACCTAGTTGAGCTGGTCGCCAAGGTCTACAAAGATACTGGTACCCTCAAGGCGCTTGATGGCAACCCTTACCACATACGATCAGCCCACAGCGCACTGAACACACTGCTTCAAGGTGCAGGGGCTTTGGTTATGAAATACTACCTGATATTCTTAGACCGCACTTTGTCGTCTAGGTTTACAGCAGGTAAGCATTACGAGTTTGTACTGAACGTCCATGACGAAGTGCAGATCGAATGCGACGAAGAGATTGCAGAGGAAGTTGCTCGGATAGCCGAGGAGACCTTTGCTGATGTAACAGCATACTTGAAGTTTCGTATCCCGCTGAGGGGCACGGCTTCTATTGGAAACACTTGGGCAGAAACCCACTAAGGAGACACTTGTGGCTTGTATTCACACACTAGCAGATAACGTATTGGGATGGGCAAAGGAGCGAGGCATTCTTGCTAACTCAACAGCCCAGAAGCAAATGCTCAAGCTTGTAAGCGAGATGGGCGAACTATCCGACAACCTTGCCAAAGGCAGGGACGTTAAGGATGACATCGGGGACTGCTTGGTAGTCCTCACAATTATTGCACACTTGAGTGGCACCAGCTTAAAAGAATCTTTTGATACTGCTTGGCAGGACATCAAGGATAGAAAGGGGTACTTGAATGACAGCGGCGTATTTATTAAAGAGTCAGATGCCTCTCAGCAACCTGAGCTTGCTCTCTGAGGAGTGTATGGATACAGCAAAAGCTAAACAGGTAGGTGGAAACCACTATAACTTAGCCATACAACCTGTTGATTTTATTGTAAAAAATAACATCCCGTATAGGGAAGCGAATGTCATAAAATATGTGACACGCCACAAACTAAAAAATGGAGCCGAAGATATTCGTAAGGCTATCCATTATCTTGAAATGATTTTAGAGGATTACAACAATGCTTGATTTTGCAAAAGACTTACTAGAGCGACACTACTGCCGACCCAACGAGACGGTCGAAGCGGCATTTAAACGTGCTT